CAAGTCCTCGTAGGTTTTATCAACCCATAAGTGGCTAATAAAAGAGATAGAGCTACTTACCTAGGTGTAACCCTCTATCAAGTTAATAACCTTTAGCTACCTTGTAAGATCAAGCCCCTATTAAAAAGACGTTTTTAGAATAGGCTACCTTGAAGATAGCACAAGCCCTATAAGGAGAATAAAATGGCAAACGTAAATACACAGGAGAATCCTGTAGATGAGCAAAAACCAAACTTGTACAATCAGAAAAAGTCGTGGCATACAGAAGATGTAATGCCTACTGACAATCCTGTAAGTGCAGATAGTTTGTTTATTGAACCTACTACTTCTAATACTGAACCTCAATTGAGTCAAGGTGAAGAAGTTGTAGAACAACAAACATCAGGAGAGAAATCTTCTAACTATAAAAAAAGGTATGATGACCTTAAAAAACATTATGATAACAGAATTTCTCAGTTTAAACAACGAGAACAAGAGTTACTAGCGGAGGCAACAGAAAATAGACCTGCTTATGAAGCACCTAAAACTGTTGAAGAACTAGAACAATTTAAGTCTGAATATCCTGATGTTTATGAAGTGGTAGAAACTGTAGCCCATTTGCAAAGTGAAGAGAAAGTTGCATCATTGCAAGATAGACTTGACGCAATGCAAAGTCGTGAAACAGAAATACTAAAACGAGAAGCAGAGAAAGACTTGCTTACTAAGCATCCTGACTTTGACGAACTTCGTAATAGTGATGAGTTTCATACATGGGCAGAGTCTCAGCCTAAAGAGATAAAAGAATGGATTTATAATAATCCTAATAATTCATCTCTTGCTAGTAAGGCTATAGACCTTTTTAAATTGGAGAACGGCATCGAAACAGGTACTTCTAAAAAAACCAAGCCAAAGTCTCAATCGAAGGCAAATGAAGCTGCAGATATAGTGTCTACTAAGACAACAACTGTAGAAACTAATGAGCCTAAGATATGGACACAAGAGGAGATCGCTGCCCTACCTATGGATGAGTTTGATCGGTTAGAAGCCGAGATAGACCAAGCTGTAAGGGAAGGCAGGGTTAAATAATAACAAAGTTAGTAATAATATTCAAGGAGAATAATTATGGCATATAACCAATCAGATGCTCTATTTGAGCAGTCAACTGATACTAATGGTAACTTTGGTAACTCCGTAAGTGGACAGACGAATGCTTTCTTCATGCCCAAAGTTTATTCTAAGAAGGTTCTTAACTTCTTTAGAAAAGCTTCGGTTGCAGAAGCAATCACAAACACCGATTATTCCGGTGAAATATCTGCTTTCGGAGATACTGTCAGAATCGTTAAAGAGCCTACAATTACTGTTTATCAGTATGAAAGAGGTGCTGACGTTACTCAAACTAAACTAACTGATGCAGAAGAAACTCTAGTAGTAGACGTAGCTAACGCATTCAAATTTAAAGTTGATGATATTGAAAAATCAATGTCTCACGTAAACTGGAAAGAAGCAGCGTCTTCTTCAGCAGCTTACGCATTGAAAGATGCTTTTGATGAGGGTGTTATAGCTGAACTATTTAGTGGAGTATCAAGTTCTTCACCTGATCACGTATTAGGTGCAGACGCTTCTGCTGCGACTCAAACTATGGGTCAACACCAAGGCGGTACTAATTCTATAGACCTTACAGGGTCTGATGGAACTGGTGCTGATCCTTTAGATGTCATGGCTTTCATGGCTAGACTATTAGATGAACAAAATGTTCCTGAAGAAGGAAGATGGTTCATTGCTCCACCTTCATGGTATGAGCAACTGTCTCAGTCTAGTTCAAAGCTAATGTCTGTTGACTATAATGCGGGTCAAGGTTCGCTTAGAAATGGATTAGTATCAAGTGGAAAGCTACGTGGCTTTAATATGTACAAATCTAATAACATTGCTGCTGCTTCAACTGCAAGTGGTAAAGTGTTAGCAGGTCATATTAGTGCTGCTGCTACTGCACAAGCTATCACACAAACTGAGGTTCTTCGTGATCCTGATAGTTTTGGTGACATCGTTAGAGGACTTCACGTTTACGGATGTGACGTTCTTAGAAGCGAAGCTTTAGTATCAGCTTTCTATGCGATTGACTAATAGAAACTAGTAAGCGGGGAAGAAATTTTATGTTCTCTTCCCCCTTACACTTAAAATATAATTATTAAAAATAACTTAGGACAACATACAATGAGTGAAGAACAAGGTAGACCCGGACAAGAACGTAGAAAACGTAGACAAAAAAAACGAATTGATAGGCAAGCAGAGCGTTTTAAAAGAAGACAAGAACGAAGAAAAAAGAGAAGAGCAAAAACAACTGGTGGAATTACTAGGCTTAATCTTTCAAGTGGTGGACCAACCGCTAAACCAAATTAAGGAGTAAAACATGACAGAAAAAAGAGAAAGACCCGGACAAGCTAGAAGAAGACGTAGGCAAGAAGAAAGAAAGAAAAGGCAAGAAAAGCGTTTTAAAAGACGTAGGAATTTAAAAGCAACTGGTGGAATCACTAGACTTAATCTTTCAAATGGCGGTCCAACAGCTAAACCAAATTAAGGAGTAATTAATGATAACAACTTGGGATCAAACAGAATTTAATAAATGGCAACAAGACTGGTTTAAAAGATATAATAAAAGAATGGATTATTATTTTGGAACAAAATCAGTTCGTGCAAGAACTAAAAAAGGAACATACAAAAAAGATGATCCAACTACTTTACAGAACGAAGCATACGCAAAAGTAAAAAAATAATGCCACAGGTAGGTTCAGATTCACAGCCTGTAATTTTAAAAAATAAAAAGAAAGGCAATAAAAAGCTAGGACTTAGTGGTAAGTTTTATACAAAAGAAAATCAACAAAAGTATGAAGATGGGTGGGATAGAATTTTTAATAAAGGAACATAATGGCAACAACCTATTTACAATTAACTAATGAATTACTAAGAGAACTTAACGAAGTTGTATTAACTTCATCAAATTTTGGTAGTGCAATAGGAATACAAGGACATGCTAAAGACTGTATTAATAGAGCATATAGTGATATAGTTATGGATGAGCCTCAATGGGCTTTCCTAGCTACAGGAGAAAGTGGAGCAACCGATCCTTTTTATGGTAATGTCTATGTAGAAACTACAGCAGGTACTCGTTGGTATGAATTAAAAGAATCTAGTTCAAGCATTACGTCTGACTATGGTTCAGTAGATTGGGATAATTTTTATCTTACTACTATTGGTGTAAGCGGAGCAAGTACTCCTTATACTAGTAGAAATTTAAAATTTGTTACTACTGAAGAATGGAAAGATCATATGAGAGAATCTGAAAATATAGATGATGCAGATACTCAAACTTATGGTGAACCTAAGTACGTTATTCGTAGTCCTGATGCAAGGAAGTTTGGAGTAAGTCCAATACCTGATAAAGTTTATAGGGTTTGGTTCTTTGCTTGGGATTTACCAACAGCATTAAGTGCTCACGGGGATACAATAGTTTTTCCTGATGTATTTGTTCCTGTTCTTATGGCAAGAGCAAGGTATCATTTCCATCAGTTTAAAGATTCTCCACAACAAGCAGCTTTTGCTTTAGAAGATTATAAACAAGGATTAAAAAGAATGAAATCTACTTTAATGAATCCTGTACCTAAATACGTATCAGACGATAGAATTTAATGGCAACACAACCATACGCATTAGCATGTGAAGGAGGACTAGACAAAGCTTCTAGTTCTTTTGAATTACTTCGTAGACCCGGAGCAGCTACAAGGTTAAGAAACTTTGAAGTAGATGTTGCAGGTGGGTATAGAAGAATTAATGGATTTTCAGTACTAGGCGGTGGTAGTGCTGCTAGACCTAATACTGATAATGATATATTAGGATTACATGTTTATGCAGACGGAGTTATAGCTTGTTCAGGAACTAATATATATTTTAGTTTAGATGGTACAAGTTGGTTACAGATTAATAGAGATAGTGTAGCAGGCGGAGGCGATAACTATAGTACGTTTACAGGACGTAGTGCATTAGCAAGAACTTCACAAGGTAAAGCACATTTTGTAACTTACGAAGGTGATACAACTTATGGAGAAGTTATAATTACAGACGAAGGATCAGGTGTTAAACCTTTTTACTTCAAAATGACAGGAAGTGGATCATTAAGTGGAAGAACTTATTTTGCTAAAGAAATTACAGTAAGTGGATCACACTATCCTAAATTCTGCACAATACACGATAAACACTTAGTAGTATCAGGAGCAGCCACATCACCTAACACAATTTATTATAGTGGCACAAGTGATATTGATGATTTTAGTTCTACAGGTTCAGGTAGTATTGTATTAGATGATCAAGTAGTAGGATTAAGAAGCTTTAGGGATGATTTAATAATCTTTTGTAAAAACAGTATTTATAAATTAGTAAATATAAATAATTCATCTACTATAGCTGTACAGCCAATTACACAAAACATAGGTTGTTTAGATGGTAGAAGTATTCAAGAGATTGGTGGTGACTTAGTATTCTTAGCACCGGATGGAATAAGAACATTAGCCGGTACAGTAAGAATTGGTGACGTAGAGTTAGGAACAGTTAGTAGGTCTATACAACCAATAATGAAAGACGTTGCCGATAATATTTCAAACTATAATATAAGCAGTATTGTTATTAGAGATAAATCTCAATACCGCTTATACTATGGATCAAGTTCTACTGGTAATGCATCAGAAGGAATAATAGGAACATTAAAGACTAACGAACAAGGATTTACACAATTTCAATGGTCGGAAACTTTAGGAATAGATGCAAGTGCAGCAGCAACTTCAGGATTTAATTCAAGCGGAGTTGAAAAACATTATCATGGAGATTATTCTGGTTATGTGTACAATCACGATACAGGTAATAGTTTTAATAATGCAACAGTTACAAGTAATATTAATGCAGAGTATCAAACACCTGATTTAGATTATGGAGATTTAGGAACACTTAAAACATTAAAGTATGTAAAACTATCTGTAACACCAGAAGGAGACATTGCTCCAAGTTTTAAGATTAGATACGATTATGATAATACAGATACACCACAGCCCTCAGATTATACACTATCAGTATCTAAACCTTCGTTGTTTGGAAATGCAACATTTGGTACATCAGGTGGTTATACGTTTGGAGCACCTTCTGTTCCAATTACTAGACAAACTGTAGAGGGAAGTGGACATAGTAATTACTTTAGAGTTTTTAGTAATGATCAAAATGATCCTTACACAATTAATGGCATATACATAGATTACGAACCTTCAGGGAGACAATAAAAATGGCACAGAGTTATACACGACAAAGTTCAATAAGTGATGGTGATACTATCACAGCAGCTTTATTTAATGATGAATATAACCAATTAGTAAACGCATTTACTTATAGTTCAAGTAGTGCTAGTTCTACAGGGCACAGGCACGATGGAACAGCAGGGCATGGTGGTAATATTCATACTATAGGTGATTTAGATTTTTTAAACAAAATAGTTGCAGACAGTACAAACAATAGATGGGGATTCTTTGTAGAGGTATCTTCAGCAGCAGTAGAACAAATTAGAATACAAGACGGAGCTATTGTACCAGTAACAGATAACGACATAGATTTAGGTACAAGCTCATTAGAATTTAAAGATGCATACTTTGATGGAACAGTAACTACAGACTTATTAACAGTTTCAGGAACAACAAACCTTGATGGTGCTATTCAAGTAGATAATACAATAACTGTTGGAGTAGATGATACAGGATATGATGTTAAATTCTTTGGTGATACAGCTAGTGCTTACATGCTTTGGGATACATCAGCAGATGATTTAGTTTTAGCAGGTGCAGCAGGTTTAGATGTTGCAGGAGATATAGATGTTGATGGAACTTCTAATTTAGACAATACAGATATAGATGGAACATTAGCAGTAGATGGAACAACAATTTCATTAGACGCAACAACCTCATTAAATATAGACAACTCTAATACTTCAAATGGTATTACTATAGGTACTGCAACATCAGGTGTTCCAGTTTCAATAGGTCACACAACTTCAGAAGTAACAGTAAATGATAATCTTACAGTAACAGGAACACTTACATTAGGTTCAGGTGCAGAATTAACAGAAGCTGAACTTGAAATGCTTGATGGAATTACAGCAGGAACTGTAGCAGCTTCTAAAGCTGTTGTAGTAGATTCTAATAAAGATGCTGCTTCATTCCGTAATATTACACTTA